GCCTCGTGTTCGAGCTTCAACTGCGCGCGCTGGGTATCGCCGGCATCCCTGATCTTGGCCGCCTCGATCTGCGGGAACACCGGGGGCTTGGCGTTCTTGGCCAGTTCCTCTTTGCGCTTGTCCGACAGCTTGAACGCCTTCGGATCGAAGCGCTGGGACTTGAGGTATTCGTCGGCCGCCAGCGCCGGGTCCATCTCGAACGCCGGGTTGAGCGACAGATTCAGGATGGTTGGAACCTGCTGGTTCTGCAGGTCGCGCTCGACCAGGGCAGAAGACCCGCGCGCCTTGATCTGGAAGTCGCCCTTCACAGCATCGTCGTCAGAGTAAATCTTGAGCCACTGGTCGTAGCGGCGGATGTGCGGCTCGGTGATGTTGCCGTCGAAGTTGCGGGCAATCCGGCGAAGGACCGTCGAACCGTTGTTGTTCTGCAAGGCCCGCCCGGCAGCCGTTTCCTCGATGTTGCCCTGCATCCCCAGGATGATCATGGGCAGCCCGGTGTGCATCTCGACCATCTTCTCGCCAAGTTGGATGATGTTCATCAGCTCGGGCTGCAGGCTCGGCTGGATGAAGAACATCATGGCCCTGGAGACATCCGTCGTCTCCGAGCTGGCCCTCCAAGTCCATGGATCGCCATCCTGCTCGATGTCGTCGGTCATGACCTTGTGCGGCCTGGCCGCAGCGCCTGCGTTGTCCAGCAGGTTGCGGGTTGCCGCCGTGACCATCCGTTGGCCTACCCGGGCCTGCCGCCCAACGCCAGTGCCCCACGGCATTCCGGGGCGCGCCTTCCATGGCATGAAGTCGTATGGGAACTCACCCGAATCGAGGTGGTTCAGGCTCGCCTTGATCACCCGGTCGTTGACCATCGTCACGATCACCGGGTACTGCTTGTCCTTGTCCTCGCAGTCACAGCCCGCGGCCTGCAGTTCTTCCCCGGTGATGTTGCCGTAGAAGTACCAGACCTCGAACACGTCGTCGTTGTCCAGCTCTTTCTGCTGGTGATAGCCGCGCGAGGCGCTGACGTTGTTCTTGGCCGGACCTTCGTCGAGCACGCGGTCAATCTGCTCGTCGAGGTACTTGGCCGCGCCCACTCCACCCTTGAGCCCTTCGAGCTTCTTCGGCCCAAAGAAGGCTCGCTCGAGGAAGAAACTGCCGTCGTGGATGTTCTCGCCGCAAGCCGGATAGTCGGGAAAGGCGTTCCACAGGTCGATGCGCTTGGAGGCCGGCTTGGTCTCGGTCTTGATCACCAGTTCGCGCTCGCCGGTCTGCGGGTTCTTGGCCCAGACCTTGACCTTGCGCTTTTCGGGGACCGGGCCTTTGACCACTCCGGTCCCGAGCCGCGCCGCGTCGTCGATCACCCGGCGCAGTTCGACGTGGTAATGGCACTCAGTGAGGAAATCGTCGATCTGCTCCTGCGTCTTCTCGGCGGCGGTGACGGCCTTCTCGCGGATCGCCTTGAGTTTCTCGAATGCCGCTTCCAGCGGGTCGGCGCCTTGGGCTGCTGCAGCCGGGTCGGCCATGATGCCGGCGGCTTGGGTCGCTGGTTGCGGTGCGGCCATCTGCGCCATCGCGCCGCCTTGCGCGGGCATCGGGATTGGCGCTGCTGCCGCAGCGGGCGGAACGATCGCCGGCCAGCCCTCTTGCTCGTCCAGGATGTCCGGGACCGGGGTCGGCTCAATCAGGAAGTTGCGCTCGTCGCCACCGGGCATGAGCATGTCCGAGACCTTGGCCGCGGCTGCATCGACGTAGGGCGCCGTGATGTTGGGAAACAGCGTCGAGCCGCCCGGCTTCTTGACGTCCACCGTGCGCCCGCCTTCCGTTGGCTTGCTCTTGATGTCGTGGAACTCGTGCCGATTGGCGTCGTCGTAGCCGTCGTAAAAACCCTGGTCTTCCTCCCAAAATCTCTCTATCCCAGACGCGAGCCGGCCCTTGACGGCCGAATCCCGCTTGCCGGCAATCGTCAGCCCGAGCTTCTCCAGCACGCCCAGGGCTGCGGTGTTCTGGTCGCTCATTTACGCAACCGAGATCGTGTGCATCTCGGTGGTGTAGACCTCGGAGGTCCCAGCCGGAGTGAAGCCGCCGTTGGTCACGCGGTAGGCCCACAAGTCGCTAGAGCCGGCTGCGAGCTGGAACTGTTTGTTCACTTGATCTGACTGCACGTACAGGGTCGAACCAACGTCAGCGGGTGAGCCAAAGTCGATGTACCCAAGATACGCGGAGCGATCCCCTGCTGGCAAATCCCACGCGGCGTTGTCAGCCAGCGCAGAGGGCGGCGTCACGCCGTAGAAGTGATAGCGAAAGCTCGTCATCCCTGCGGGAATGCCGGTCACGTCGATGCGCAATGACACGGACGTGATCAGCACCCGCCCGCCCGCCGGGCCGACGTTGTTGAACTTGATGACGGCAGCCGTGGCACCGACCACATCCAGCGCGCTATAAGCCGTGGTGTTGGCCGGTCGGGTGTCGCTGACCTTGCAGTAGTAGGACTCTTTAGCCATATCTGGCTCCTAGAAATGAAAAGCCCGCGCTGGGCGGGCCGTGTCTGGTTGGCTACCACCCCGCACCACTATCTTTTGGCTCCCAGGTGCTGGTGGCGCGTTTTCTCTGGGGCGGAACGCCCATCAACTCCACCGCCTGCGCGGCGTAGCGGAACATATCGGCCCCGTGGCTGTACTCGTCGTGCAACGGGGAGCCGGGCTCTCCGGTGTTCTGCGGGATCGACCGCCGGTAGCGCTTCAAGCACTCCAGCAGCCGCGCCGTCTTGTCCGCATCGAAGTAGGTCCGCGGGAACACCATGCGCGCTGCCTTGATGCCCTCTTCGACGTTGGCAACCGGGATCACCTCGACCTTGCGGCCCATCGCCTTCAGGTGCTCCTCGGTGCTCTTGCCGGTCTTGAAGTCCTTGGTCTTGCCGTCGTGCGGGATGAAGTCCTTGCCGAACCGGTAGGACCTCTTCTCGATCTGCCCGACGTACCAGTCCAGGGTGTGGTGGCTGTCCTCGATGTAGTCGATGCAACGCAGCTCGGCGTGCGTTCTCTGGAAGAAGCCGATCGTCATGGCGTCGTTCCAGCCCAGGTCCCACACGGTATCGACCGGCAGCAGCGGGTCATACGGAACCGGCCGCACCCGCTTGTCCTCGTAGAGCCGCTCGATCTCGAGCTTGTAAATGGCCCCCACGCTGACCCTGCGCGGGACACCCTCCCAAATGTTGTCGTAGTTGTCCGGGTCGCGCCTGAGCGTGTCCTGGCGCTCCTTTTCCAGCACCTCCGGGAACCAGGGGTTGTCGCGCCAGTTCATCTGCACCACCACCGCATCGCTCGGCGGGTTGGCAACGAACCGCTGGTAGGTCTCGTCGGTTTCCATGTCCGGGTTCAGGCTCAGCCAGATTTCGGACTCGTCCTTGCGGATCGTGGGGGTGAGCACATCCCAACTGCGCTTCGTCACCACCTGCGCTTCCTCGACCCACACCCCATCACATCCCTCGAAGGATTTAATCGACTCCACGGTGTGCTGAGCGAGCCCGGCGAACAGAAACAAAGACCCGTTTCTGCCCCTTATTTCAGTCTCCAGAACCTCATAGAACTGCCCCAGCCCCATGTCCTGAATCTGGTCAGTCAACAGGCGGTGAACTGAGTCCTTGATTGATTTCTGGACCTCCCGCGCGCAGAGCCAGCGAATCGGCTCCTGCGTCCCCATGATCAGCAGCGCTCGCGCAAAGCCCCATGACTTGCCGGAACCGCGCCCTCCATGAACCACCTTGTATCTGGCCGGATGAAACAACATCTCCAGCTTGTCAGGCATTCGGATGGTCACTTGTTCTTCCCGGCCCGCCGGTAGCGCTGCTCGCACTTGCGGCTACAGCACTTGGCTTTGGCGCTCTTGGTCACGAACTCAATGCCGCATTCGCAGCACACCAGCGTCCGCTCACGATGCAGCCGAGCCGAGCCAAGTTCGCCCAGCCGCCTTAGGTGCTCCTGCCCGGCAGTGGTTTGCCTCCATTCCTCAAGCCAAGGGCGCGGGCCTCGCACTCCCCGCTTGCCTTTGACACGTCCTTTTGCCAGCGCTGCAAGCTGGCTGGCTGTCGCCACATGCCCAGCAGCGCCCTCTCCGCCATCGGTAAGGTTTGCCAACTTGGCGTATGTCTCGGCGTCGCTCATTTGGTGCCGACGAACTCCACCGTCAGG